CATATTTTCGATTTAACTTGAATAGTAGTACATCATTTCCCTCTTTCTTCACGCGACACATATAATGTTTTAGTTCTTTTGAATCTTTCTTAAGTCTCTCTATTTGAGAACCCATATCATTTCTCCTAGATAATGAAGTGCGAGATGATTTTGATATTTTGGTTTCCTCCGATTATAAAGTTAAAAAAAGGCCAAACGACATTGCATCGTTAGCCTTATGTGAATTGATTATAGTTGTATGAGTTTTTAATTATTCTCATACAATTTATTTATAATTTGGACTATTTGGAGATTAGTCCAGGGAAGGCTTCTGATGCTGCTTTCTTAGTCAATCCTTTGAATGATCCGGCAAGTGTCTTATCTTTCATTGCACAAATAAGCTTTGCGTCTCTAGGATCAATTGACTCTAGGATTCGAATAAACATAGTTTCAATCTTAACCGGATTGATTGTTTCACCTGGTCCGCCTTTTACAAAATAACGGAATTGTTTTGTATGCTTACGAATATGGCTAGGAGCTCTATCTTCTTCTGATTCCGTATATGGAGGAATACCCTTTGGAAGTAGGAACTGAATACTATCATCAAATGCACCTTTCAACACGTCACGAAGATACAATGAATTATGCTCACGCAAAACATTAACTTTGTCCTTGCGGGTTTTAGCTTCTCCAACTTTTATAAAGATTTCGTGTAGTGTCATATTCTTTGCCATATTAATAAAACTCCTCGACTGATTCAATTAGATTTTTACATCTTTTCTTAATTAAATAATTCAATACCTTCATTTTGTGAGGAACTTGAATTCCATTGTATGTATTTATAATAGTTTGATTTAGAGATTCTGGCATCTCGGTCAAATCAATAAGTGTTTTATTACGAATGTAATTACGATATACATCTTCGGTCATGACTGATTGTAGATCATCTACATTAGAAGCATATAGATCGATCTTCTTTTGTGTCATCGGAGACTGTCGTAAACCATCAACGAAAGTGTTATCACCAGAAAGACAATTAGGGATTCCATCACCTGAGTCACCTTTGCAAATATGTTCAAAAAGATATGTACGAGGATTCTTGTGTTCTACAAACTTCTTAGTCATAGGACTGAACTGACGTACGTTGTCGAACTTCTGTAATTGAATGAAGTCCTTATCAGCAGACACAATCATCACTGGTTCACTCTTACCAAACTCTTGTGTCTCTAATGCAAGTGCACCGATAATATCATCTGCTTCGGCACCTTGAACTTGAATAACTTTATATGGTAGATTCTGTTGGATCTCTTCACGCACCATACCAATGATGTTAAAGATCTCATTCCAATCTAACGATGATTCCTCACGACCAGACTTACGCTTGAATTTATATTGTGGGAATACATCCTTACGCCATGAAGATGAATCACACGCAATAACCATCTGACCGTATTGATTACGGAACTTCTTGTTATACATGCGGATAGAATTCAAGATCATATGACGGATTAGGTCTTCTTGAATGTCCAGCTTCTGGGTAATTATGTTGCCAATAGCAATGGCATTAAAATCAACAATTATCATACTCAACTCACTTTGTACATTATACTATACATTATAACATAGTTTAGTCCATTTGTACACTATTTTTTACATGTTTTGAGTGTATTTTACACCCAATAAATTCATTATAATATTCATCACTGAGGAGGACCTGGCGGTCAAATTGTTCTTTGGCCTCAAGATAGGACATTGCACCCTTACTATCACATAAATGTAATATTTCTCTAGTAAAATTATCACATCCTTGTGATTCTACGAGGGATTTGACTTCCTCAGATGATCCATAATAATCTTTCCAATCAGACTCTGACTTCTTAGTTCTTCTTCTTTTTTGACCTTTGAGAGGCGGGAGTTTGCGTGTTGACCAGAAATTCTTCTTACCAACATACTTCTTTCCATTTGACTTATCTGTAATCAAATAGACAAATCCAACCCATTCACCTGGATCTGTAAACTCTTTACCTTCATGAATCCACATTGTCAAAGTCTAACTCTATTTGTGCTTCTACGCCACAGATGGGGCAGAATAGTGGAGTCTCGTCTTCAAAATCTTCGCTAAGAACGACTTCATATTCAACTTCGCAACTGTAGCATTGAATCACAGCGTCAATCCTTCCGTGAGTTCTTGTGTGTCTAAATGCTTCTTAAACTCTGTATAACCACCAATTGGACTACGTAATCCATCTTCTTCTACTAAGATCATTGGTACAGTCTTCTGATTAGGGAACAATTCAGTAAACTCATCCATTTGAATATCTTTGCCAATATCAATAACATGATGATCTACCATCTTAGTACTGGCCAATAACTTTGCACCTTCACAATATGGGCAAGGTGGGTTTGATCTAGAATAGATGAAATATTTTTTCATAGTGATAATCCTTTTAGTGTGTCTTCGTTTACGTCTTGTTTAACTCCACCGATAACATACGATGAAATTTCTGTTTCTTGTGGAGCAACTTGAACGTTGCCACCGCCAATCCACTTTTCAGTCCATGGAAGTGGATTAGATTGTGATACCTGGTATGGACTAGTATAACCTAATGTTCTCATACGTTTAGTACCAATCCACTCAACATAATCGCTGAGTAGTTTTTGATTCAGACCAATCATTGATCCATCTTTAAATAAGTATTTAGCCCATGCTTTCTCTTGTTCGATCGCATCTACAAACATACCTGTTACACGATCTTCGCATTCCTTTCTGATCTTTTCGAAAGCTTTGTCATCCTTAGGTAGGTTCTTAAGAATACTCTGGGACGCTGCCAAATGGGTATTCTCATCTCTCGCAATAAACTTAATGATCTTAGCATTACCTTCCATCTTTTTAAGTTCTGCAAATGCCCAGGAACATGCAAATGAGACATAGAATCTGATTCCTTCTAGAATGTTAACTGAATTAAGTGCTAGCCATAACTTCTTCTTGAGCTCATATAAGTCAACAACAATTTCTTTACCGTTGACTGTATGCTTGCCTTTACCCAATAGATCATGCCATTTTGAATACTCAATAAAGTCATCATAGTACTTTGAAATATCAGAAGCACAATCCATGATCTCATCAATATCCAACATAGTATCAAATACCTTAGATGGATTAGGATAGATGTTACGAATAATGTGTGTATATGAACGAGAATGAATAGTCTCAAAGAAAGACCATGTCTCGATCAATACTTCTAGTTCAGGTACAGATACCTTAGGCAAGAATGCTAGGTTAGGTGATCTACCTTGTACTGAGTCTAATAGAATCTGACGCTTTAGATTCGATGTAAAGATATGTTGTTCAAACTCATCAAGTTTATGAAAGTCTGTTTTATCTTTTGATACATCGATTTCCTCTGGTCGCCAAAAGAAGCCTAATTGTTTGTCCGTTATCTTTTCAAACTGTGGATACTTCACAACATCATAACGAGCAACATCTACACTCTCATCAAAGAACATCGCTGATTCTAAATGCGATTTCTTTTTACGCGCAAATACGGACATATTTTTCCCCTTTAAATTTTACATGATTCACATTCGGAATCGTCTTCTATAAACTCTAGATCTTCGATATCGTCATCGTCTTTCAGTTCGCCTGCGCCGTCATGTGTATTATTATAATATAGTTGTTTACCACCATACTTATAGAATGTCACAATGTCTTTAATCATCTGTGACATAGGAACCTTAGAATCTTCGAAGTGTTCAGGATTGTAGCTTGTATTCACAGAGATACCTTGATCGATATACTTCTGTAATACTGCACAAATCTGAAGGTAACCTTCCGGAGATGCTTGATCCCATAGTAGATCATATTTATTCTTTAGATGATAATAACCAGGAACAACTTGTGCCATTACACCATCTTTAGACTGTTTATATGATACCAATGCACGAGGCGGTTCGATACCGTTTGTACTATTACTTATCTGTGCCGAAGTTTCAGCAGGCATTAAAGCCATAAGTGTAGAGTTTCGAATGCCGTTCGTGTTGAGTTGATTACGTAGTTCAGTCCAATCCATACGGTTTTGTGGCTTCACCAATTCATCAACTTCTTTCTTGTATGTCATATTAGGTGTTACACCCATGCCATACTTAGTTTCGTCTGTTTTCGGACATGCGCCTTTCTCAACAGCCAAGTCAGCTGAAGCTTTAATTAAGTAGTACGACCATGCTTCTGCATATTCGTCGATTGTTTCAAGCGCTTCTTTATCATACTTTAGTCCACGTTTAGCAAGGAAGTACGCTAGATTAATGATACCTATACCCAAAGGTCTACGTGCCATTGTCGACAACTCAGCCGCTTTGACGGGATATGCTTGGTAATCCAATAATGCGTCAAGCGCTCTGACTGCGAGCGTACAATATTTCTCAAATTCTGATGGGTCGTTAATCTGTCCCCAGTTGATTGCTGATAAGGTGCATAACGAGATTTCTCCTTCTTCATCATCGTACGCACTCAGTGGTTTAGTAGGTAAGTCAATCTCACAACAGAGATTTGACTGGTGAATAGGTGCTTTTTCTGGTAAGAATGCACCGTGTTCGTTAGCATGATCTACATTCTGCAAATAGATTCGACCAGTATCCTTGCGTTCTTGTAGGAACTGTGTAAAGATATCCATAGCAGGAACAACCTTCTTACGGATCTTTTTATCTGCTTCGTATTTCTCATACAAACGTTTGAATTCATCTTGGTCTGCAAAGAAAGCTTCATACAAACCAGGCACATCTTTAGGTGAGAACAATGTGATATTACCACCACTCAATAGACGTTCATACATTGTTTTATTAAACTGGAATGCATAGTCCATGTGACGTACACGTGTCTCTTCTGTACCTTTATTATTCTTGAGTACTACTAGATCTTCAAACTCTAGGTGCCAAACCGGAATATAAACAGTCGCAGCACCACCACGAACACCACCTTGTGAACATGACTTAACAGCTGCCTGAAAGTATTTAAGGAATGGAATCAAACCTGTATGTACAACAGATCCGTCACCAATTTCAGATTTAATAGCACGGATAGCACCAGCAGAAATACCGATACCAGCCTTCTTAGAAATATATCTTACTACAGAGGTTGCGGTTGCATTAATTGAATCAAGTGAGTCTCCGGATTCGATGAGTACACAAGAGCTGAATTGTCTTGTTGGTGTACGAACCGCTGCCATGATAGGAGTAGGCAAACTAATATAAAAGTTTGATATTGCCTCATAAAAATCTTTAACGTATTTTAGACGTTTATCCTTTGGATATTCTGAGAATAAAGTTGCGGCAACCATCATGTATAGGACTTGTGGTGTTTCATACATGTCCTTTGTAATACGGTTTTGTACTAAGTACTTACCACGAAATTGTTCCATTCCCACATAAGTAAATTCGAAATCACGGTCGTGATTAATTCTTGTATTTAGATAGTCAAGCTCGTCATCAGTATAATCATCTAGAATAGCTTTATCATATACACCACGTTCTACGTTAACTTCAATGATATCCTTTAGATGCCATGGTTCGTATTGACCATAAACCTCTTTACGGATCTTATAGTTAATAAGTCTTGCAGCGACGTATTGATAATTTGGGGTATTGTCTGAGATTAACTCAGCTGCTGACTTAATAAGCAACTCATGAATATCGTATGCTTTGATACCATCATATAGTTGAATATTTGATTTGAGTTCGATTTCAGATACGCTAACACCTGCGATATCCTCAACAGCCCACTCGAGAACTCTATGGACTTTATCAAGGTCGAACGGTTGTTTAGAACCGTTACGCTTCGTAACAGTAATTGTCATGTTTTCATTTTCCTCATAATAAGGTATATATTATAACACAGTTTACTGGAAAAGTAAACAACTATTCTTCGGGCGTAACAGCCTCTTCGTAGTATATAATAATTTGTTCTTGTTGATTTAGGTATCTTTTGATATCAGCAATGTTCATTGCAAGATTCTCATAGTCCTTCATACTAAGGGCTACGTATGCTAGTTCACCATAAGTTTCAATGAACTCTTTTTCGAATTCTGCAAAGTTATCTTTGTTGACTACAAAGACTCTTACATCACTTAGCTGTAGTGCTTTCGGTCGAGCTGCTATCCCCACCTGAACTCTTTCCACCTTCGTCACTGTTATCTTTTCCGGCTCCGGACTGCTTAGCAGGGTCGAGCACCCAGTGAGGAAGAGGACGTTCAATAGGACTACCAGACTCAGCCATGAACTCGCGCCATAATTTCGCTGTAGCATTATTCATTCTCCCTTCTAAATTTTTAGGATCTTTCAAAGCATCTTGTACTAAATCAAGACGGCTAAACTTAGATCTCAGAGCATCGCTATAAGCTTCTGCCTTCTGAAGATCTTGCTGTAGTTTACCATTGAGTTCCATTTGTTTTGCCATGTCACCTTGTAGAGTTTTGATACTCTCCTCAGATGTGGCAATTGCAGACTCTAGTCTCACCACGTTTGCACGTGCTGTCTCTAGATCAGATTGAAGTTTTGTGATATACCAATAACCAATTCCACCCAAACTTATCAATGTTAATACTATAGCAATTCTAATAGACGAAAACAATTTCTATCCTCCATTTCTCCTAAACATCTTATTGATGTCATACTTGGAACGGCCATCGTTAAACTTCTTTGGCTTTCCAGTAGGATTCATATCTACCGCAGGACCAGTTGAATTCACTGCGACTTCTTCATTCTTCTTTTTCTTATCCGGATGTCCTTTACCACCATCTGCACGATTTGCCCATACAGCTTTACGTTGTGCGTGTGATACGTAATTCTCATCTTGTTTGGCAGCATTAAATGCTGCGACTGCCATTTTAACAATCTCTTCTTTGGACTTACCTTTGAATTGTGGTGCATCAGACTTTAAGAAATCGTCAATCCAAGCTTGTTGTCCATCAGATACAGACAACTTCTCTACCATATAAATACTAGGATCATAAGATTCACCCATTTCAAAATAAGGATTATCTGTGCCACGTTCTCTATTTACTGCTTGATTTGCTTTTTTAATTGAACCTGCAACATCATTAGGATTAATCATAATTGGTTTATCCGGATCACCTGTTACCCAATCACCGTTTGTTTTATCTTTTTTAGGATCAACTTGTGCTGGATAATGGCCAAAGTTTTCAGTAAATTCTTTAAATGATTTCATCGTTTTAAATCTCCGGGTGCAACATATATATCAGTTTGTGTTGATACATGTCTTACTTTATAAACTGGTGTGCCGAACAAATAATCAACAGGATCATTGTTTGCGTCAGCTATAATAGATGTTCCGGCTCTTGCAATTAAATCACCAGTAGAAGGTGATGCAATATCTTCCGATAGGATATACTCACCAGGTGCTAACTGATCGTTTTCCATAACGTTCCAATTTCTGCTTTCATTGATT